GTTACAAATCATCGGCTTGAGATTCTCCCGGAAATGCAGAACAAGACAGGTCTCCTTCCGTGATGTTCCGGGCTCAATGACTTCCTCTTTTTTTGCCGTTTTGATCGTTGCTACAATCGGCTTAAAGTTGCCGTTTCCGTCGTCCAGATCAGCCCCGGCAAGGTAATCGGACACTAAGATCTTTCTCCAATGAGTATTCATTGATTTTTCCTCCTTATAGCGCGGTTAGTTCCAGCTCGTTCGAATCGCTGACACGAGTCGCAATCAACTGCAAGCCTTTATCCTTACATTTTTTGTAAAGCGCCTCTCGAGACTTCTGATCAAGTCGTTCCGCTCCATCGATCAGGATGATCTGCAGTCCGCCCGGCTTCTGGATCGTAATATCAACACAGAGATCAAGTGTTTCTCCGTCCGAGAGATTCGAAATCGGCAACCCATTGATCAGCGGGATACCCTCTTCAACAGTTAACCCATCGATCGGAATTTTCGCTGTTTTGAGAATCTGACCAGGAAGCTCTCGTGCCAGAGTGATCTTTGAGGTAAGCTCCTCGGACTTCGCCTTAAGTTCTTCACACTCTCTATTCATCTTCTGGATTCGCTCGAAGTCAGAGAGATATTTTTTCATGGTCTCAGCAGTATCGATCTCTGCGGAAAGTTCTGAAACGTCCAATAACGGTTTTTCTGCCCACTCTTTCGAGTCTGCGTTCGCACCTTGAACTTTCGCCTTTTCCGCTTCGTATTCAGCCATGATAAGAGCTTTCTTGTTTGCAAACTTTTCGTCCAACGTCGCACGCTTCTCTTCGGCAGCCTTGAGTTCTGCCTTAAGCCGCTCGATCTCTCCGGCAAGAAACTTATCTTCGGAATTAATCTCGTCCTGAGCTGCGGAAACCGCTATTTGTGCTTTTGCCTGGAGCTCGCGAAGTTTACCGTCAAAAGCAGCAATGAAATTCTTCGCCGCCTCAACCTTTGCGTTGTACTGGCGATTGGTTTCAAGCGTCCGGTATGCGGATCCCATATCGAAGGACTTCCACTTGTCGTACTGGAAACCTGAAGGAATATCCTTGGCAATATCCTCGATCGACTGCCGCTTGTAATACTCCTCACGGTTGAGGTCCTGACGGCGAGTATAGTAATCGCCATCAATCGCCTGGATATCATGAAGGACCTGAAGGATATGTTGCGAATAATCGACTTTTTTAGGAATCTCGCCGAACTTTTCTTGGATCCAGTTCGTATCCCATTCAAACTCGATCAGGTTTAGGATGACCCGATTCTTTTCCTGGCGGGACATTTGTGTAAAATCGACCGGATTGAGCTGTAACGGAGTAAAGATCGAATTCAGGAACTCCGCCGGTCGGTTCTGTGTCATCGTTCCGTTCTTTACAACGATTGAATCTGCCTTTTCTGTTCGAATCTTCCGGTTGATTGAAAGGCCGGTGTCGGTCTCGATTAGGATCTCGCCTTCGGTGGCGCCCTGGTGGATGATATAGTCACGATCCGAACGGTTTGTAAGCGCCAATCGGATCGCATCCAATACGGATGTTTTTCCGGCTCCCTTTGGTCCTGTGATTTCTACGGACTGTCCGGAAAGTTCGGTTTCGGTGATCCCAAATAGGTTTCGAATCTTGATTCTTGAAGTTTTCATGGTTTCCTCCTATAATATTGGTGTAATCAGTCCTATGAGTCGGTAGTGTTTGAGCACTCCGGCTCTTTTCATTTCAGCGATGGGTTATCTCTGAAGCCTCCTTTCTTCGGGTCAAATAGTGTCCTTAGCTCGGGATTGTCCTTGTGATTCGCTGGTATGCACGCGCAACACGGCCAGTCCATTGGCGATGTATTGTAATACCGACAGTTCGGACAAATCTTTGCTCTTCGTTTCATTGGCGGTTCTCCTTTCTCCGAATAATCAGTTCAAATCCAAGGGCGTTCATCACTTTCTGGAATTTGTCTACCGGTGGAACATGCCCTAGTTCCCAATTAACGATTGTTGACATCGGAACTCCCGATTTCTTTGACAGCCGATAAACTCCCATTTCCTGAGAAATCCTCTCTGCCTTAATCATTTTTCCGTAATCCATAAGCTCTCCCAAATATTACATTTCTACTACATATAGTGTTTTTGCTTTGACTCTGTTCCAGATGTGGTATATGATATGCTCATATATTGATGAAGAAAGGAGGTGAAATGCCATGATAAGAGACAAAGATCCGTATAACGGAAAGAGATATCTCTTCAATACCAATACCAACGAGCTTCACGATTTGAAGGCTGAAACTTCCAGTTGCAAAATTGCCGAGATTAAAGCCGATCACATTATCATGTTTGACGGTATTATGGATGCCCTAATTCATGCGAAATTACTCGGCAAAAGACCAGACGGCTGTGCTCATTGTTTGTCTGAATATCACACTGGCTGAAAAGGGTCATATCTAACCCCTGCCCGGTCTGCCATATCCTCCAGAAACTGTCCATAGTAGTTGACGCCTGCCGTGGGCATTTTCCTTTCCTGAACTCGATTGATAGTTGTTCAAAACAAATGTCGCAAACAGCGATAAATTTTCCGTGTTCCCGAATGATGCTCATGGGGTCCTCCCTACCAATCCAAAAAGCTTCCGCTGTGATCCGGTTCGTTTCCTGGTCTCCGGATCTGTGTTCCTAGGACTGACGCCTTAGGGTGTTCTACTTCGTATTTCTCGGGCTTCTTCGGTTGCCTGCCCATTCTCCGGGAGTCAATCATTACCATGACCCAGATAATGGCGCAGATAAAAAAAACAAAAGCCGCCAGAAATCCGATTAAGGCAAAAAAGATAATCAAGTCAGACATATTTTCCCCTCCTTCCTTTAATAGTTGAATCGTGCAGCCCTAGTCAGTGTCCGCACTTCATCTTCGGACCGTTTGTTCAGATAGTCCCAGAGGGGACCGCGGGCGATGTGTCGGTCTCGTTTTTTGGCCGGATCGATCACCGGGCCTCTCTTCAATATGGCGTAGGCATCTGTCCGCGATACACCGAGACAGTCTTCGAGATCCTTCGAGTCCAGGATCATTGGCCACTCTTCAAATGGTTTCATGGTGGGTGTGCTCCTTTCTGGGAAGTGCGTTTATAAAGACTTCGAGGTTTTCCCTTGCGGCGTCAAGATTGTCGCTAGCCGCGTGGAGCATAGGCCATGGATAGTGAAAAGGTGCGTCGCGCCGTATACGACTGAGTGTCATCCACGCGTCAAACAACTCGTCTTTGATTTCTTCGAGTTCGGCTCTGATATCGTCGTCCATAATTCGATACTCCTTTCTGGTATACTTTCCTCATGAGAGGAGGTGAGAATGATGAATAAATGTCCAAAGTGCGGCGGCGTGTTTGTCGACGCTATCGACAAGGCCGAGAATAAGAGATTTTTTCTTGCAACTGTTGACATGTCCCGCCCAGAACCGAGGGTATTCGTTCAAAAAGGCGTTCCGTTGATCTCTAAAATGTGTGCTTCTTGTGGATACCTCGAACTTTACATGGATCACAAACTGATGAACGACCGTCCCACTAAATGAACTCTGCAGCTATCCCATTGGCTTCGACGTAACCTTTATCGATTACACCCGCGCCGCCGTTCTGTTTCCCCAGAGCGTCGGCAATTTTTTCGGTGGCAACTGCAATTCTCTTTAACTCGTGTAATACTCCGTCTTGAAAGTTGTCTTCGGCCAGTTTCTCGAGATATGACATTTTCTTTTCCTCCTTTTCTTTATTCCTCCGAACGAAGAAATCTCCTAGAGTAAGACCCATCGCTTCGGCCATTTTCCCCGCCGATCCGAATGAAGCAAGGACTTGTTCGTTTTCGATCCGGCAGACAGTTGATTTACTTATTCCGGCCTTACGCGCTAGATCAGATAGATTTAATCCATGCTTCTTTCGTTCATTTTTGAGCCATTGTCCGAGTGACGACATTTGCTTTCTCCTTTCCTTCTCGTTTGGGCAGGCTAGGTGTCTGTTTTTGACACTTCGGGATAAAAAAAATCAAGCACTTCCGCATTAGTCAACTGTAACGCCTGCGCGATCGCTGAAATCTCATCATGAAAAATGCGGCGTTCACCTTTTATTTTCCGAGAAAGAGTCTGAGGATTCATGCCTGTAAGCTTTGCGGCCTCTGCAATTGTAAGACCACGGCTTCGAATTTTGCCGAATACTTCGTTCGATTTGATCATCATTTCACCTCCCTCGATGTGTCATAATCGGACACCTGATGTAACCAGAATACTTTACCGGTCTACGGGTGTCAAGTCCTTTTTTGACACTTTTTACGGTTTTTTATTGCAGTTTGTTGACAAAACGGACACCGCGTAATATTGTAATCTTATGTAGGAGGTTAATTATATGTCACCCCTTACCAATAAACAGGTCGGAGAGAGAATCCGATTCATACGCGAAAATAGAGGGATTACCCAAGAAGAGGTTGCCCGCTATCTCGGTATGACAAAATCTAATTATGCAAAATACGAGCGCGGCGAACGGAAGAAGATCGATCGCGAGTTTTTGCTCAGTGTTGCTGAGGCATTGGATTGCAACGTCGCAGAGATAAACGGATTGAGCGACAATCCCGTTGTTG